TGAATCAGGATAAGATAAATTTTACTGCTTCTTATGATGGAAAAGGTTATATCACTATGTTTGATATTGACAAAGAAAAATATGATAAAACAAAAGCGGATCTTATTGCAAAATACAAAAAACAAAAATTATCTCAAGAAGAAATTGAAGAAAATGTGCAAAAAGATCTTGATAATTTACAGAACGTCAAAAGCCGTGTTGAAAAATTAAATTGGCAAGAGCAAATTGCACTTGCTAGTATTGATGCTTTGAAAGAAGAGCTTGTAAATATGATACGTATTAAAAGAGAGTCCGGGAAAGATTCTTTTGAAATATGCCCCGAAAAACGAAACAAATTACATGATGACCGAGCTTATGTAATGTGTATGGCATCTTACGCTCTTCAATGTGAACGAAGAAAATATATTACTTCAAAACGTAAACCAAAAACAGATATTTCATTAGTGCAATCTCTTACTATTCGTAGAGGAAAATTGCATTCTATATTTGATGAATAGGAGGTGCTGAATTTGGCCCAACGAAAGAAAAACAATGTCAATGCTACAAAGGTGCCGACAGCAAAAGCTATTGAGCCAGCACCTACTCCTCAAAGTACTGCTTCTGAATTAAGAAATTGGTATCAGAAAAATAAAAAAAGTATTGAAAACTATGCTCAAGCAATGGAAGGGGCAAAATCTCTCCGAGATATTACTAAGACAAGTACTAAGACAGTAACTGCATTTAATAAAGATAGTCTTAGGTCTTATCTACAGAATATTGGTAGTAACGAAAAAAATCTTAGAAGCTTATCTAGGTATCTTTATTATAGATGCCATCCTTATTATAGATTAATAGCATATAATGCGAATATGTTTTGTCTCGATGCACGATCTGTAATTCCTGAATATGATTTAGTGGCTGGCGGCGATGCAAACGCGATGCTCTCTTCTTATCAGGATACACTAAATGTATTAGATAAATTGAATCTTCAATATGAATTTTTAAAAATTTATATGATCTGTTTTAGAGAAGATGTATTTTATGGATGTGCATATTACGATGAGACAGGTATGTTCATTCTTCCGCTTGATCCAGATTATTGTAAGATCTCTGGTATTTATAGTACTGGGGATTTTTCTTTTGCGATGGATATGTCTTATTTTAGATCCAGACAAACAATATTGGAATTATGGGGAGAGCCATTCCAGTCTATGTATAAAGCATATGAAAATGATACAACCAATGGTAAATGGCAGCCTATGCCGGATGAATACGCCGTATGTCTCAAAGCTCGTGCTGAAGATTGGGAAACTGTGGTTCCGCCGTTTTCTGGACTTTTATCTGGAATTATCAACCTTATTGATCTTGATGACATTCAGGCTATTGCAGATAAGCAAGACATCTATAAAATGATATGGCTTGAATTAGAAACTATAACCGGAAGTGATTCTGTAGATGATTGGAAAATCACCCCAGATATTGTTATCGAGTATTTTAATCGAATGATCAACGAAGCTCTTCCCGATTATACTTCAGCTGCTATTATCCCTGGGAAGCTTGATCAGGTTACATTTAATAATGATAGAGCCACAGATACAAATAAGATAGCAAAGTCTACAGAAACTTTATTCAATACTTCCGGAGGCGCACAGATATTGAATAGTGCGTCAATCAGCGGAACTACTGCTTTTTCGGCTGCTGTTCAAGCAGATACAGAAATGGCTATTTCGATGCTTCTTCCTCAAACACAAGGATGGGTCAATAGATTCTTGTCTTATTGGGTATCTAATCCTTCTAAAGTGAAGTTTTTTGAGGTAAGTGCATATACAAAAGAAGAATTTAAGAAAACATTATTGGAAGCAGCAACTAGCGGACTTCCTACCAAACTTGCTTATAATACTTTAAATCAATTCTCTGAGAAAGACACTTTGGCTCTTAATTACTTAGAAGAACAAATTCTTGGTATAACCAAACTATTTGTTCCGCTTCAGACATCATATACTCAATCAGGATCTTCGGATACAGGTGGAGCACCTACTAAAGATGATTCAGAAATCACAGATGATGGAGCTAATAGTAGAGATAAAACAGATAAAGCCAAAGGCTAATAGGTACATATTATGATAGATAACAATTCTAAATTTATAATTACAACAAATGAAGAATCTGCTGCGCTTTTAATTAAGACTGGTTTTAAATTAATGAATCAGCAAGGGAAGCAGTGGATTTTTATGAATGATAATAAAATGCTTTTTAATAATTTGAGTGATCTCGTTTATACAGATAAGCTATTTATTTAAACAGCTCCTCTTCTATTGAGGGGACTCTCAAGGAAAGGAGGAACAATGGCAAAAATACATAAAATTTTGACATTAGATCAGTTAATAAAATTCTGCGAAGATAATAAATTCTATGATTTCAATTCTAAAGATTCTGGATATACTCTTTCAGTTCAAATTCCTGGACAACTTTCATTTGATTCAGATTCAACACAAGGACTTTTATTTGCAAAAGTAAAAACTTGTCACACATTGCTCAATAGGAATGGGAGTTATGTTTCTGAGGATAATATGAAAAATGCAATGCCATCATTAAAATATCGTCCACTTCTAGGTTATATTCATCAGCTTGATTCTGGAGAATATGACTTTCATACACATGATATTGAAGTAGAACAAGATGAGGATGGCAACGATTATTTTGTATATACAGAGAAACAGATTGGTACTTTTACAGCAGATGAGCCATATCTTGAATATGACAAAGACATGGATAAAACCTATGTTATTGCTACTGCTGCTATACCAGAAGACTATACAATGGCTGCAGATATTATTCGTAGAAAAAATGGTACAAAAGTAAGTTGTGAGTTATGTATTAACTCAATGTCTTACAACGCAAAAGAAAAATATCTTGAATTAGAGGATTTCTATTTTTCAGGTGTAACTTGTTTAGGATCTGAAAAGGATGGAACTGAAATTGGAGAAGGTATGCTTGGCAGCAGACTTGATATTCAGGATTTTAGCACAGAAAACAATTCAATTTGTGCTAAATACGAACAATTAAATGAAGATAAATTGATTGAAACATTAGAGAAACTAAACACTGTTCTCTCTAATTTCAATATAAATAATGCTGATGGAAAGGAGGATAATCAGGTGAATAAATTTGAGGAACTTTTAAAGAAATATGATAAAACAGTTGATGATATTACTTTTACATATGAAGGACTTTCAGATGAGGATCTGGAATCAGCTTTTGCAGAAGCATTCGAAGAAAGTAATTCAAAGCCAGATGGAAACACAACTTCTGAGCCAGATCCTGAAGTTTTTGTAAAATCTTTTGAACTTTCACATAGTGATATTCGCTATGCTCTTTATAATCTTTTAGGGGCGTATGAAGAAGCAGACAATGAATGGTATTACATTAATTCTGTTTATGATACACATTTTACATATGAGAACTGGGACGGAGATAAAATCTACGGTCAGAATTATACAAAAGATGGTGATAATGTATCATTTGATGGAGAAAGATATAACTTACATCGTGAACTTTTAACTGATTCAGAGTATTCCGAACTGCAGAATATGCGTTCTAATTATGCTGCTATTTATGAAAAACTGCAGAAATATGAGAAGGCTGAAGAAGATGCAAATAAGGATGCTTTATTTGTTTCTGATGAGTATAAGGCTATCAATGACGCAAAAGAATTTGCAGAATTAAAAGAAAATCATTCAGAGTTTTCAGTAGAACAGGTAAAAGAAAAACTTGATTCAATTTTATTATCTTATGCCAAATCTGGCAAATTAAATTTCTCAACAATTGAAGAAAAAGAACCAGAAAAGAAAACAGTTGGAAAACATAATCTTGGATCTCCGATTGCAACTAAAAAGAGAAATAAATATGGTTCGCTATTTTCAAGTAAAAATTAATTAAATAAGTACAAAGACAAAATGGAGCTGGCAACAGCTCTTTTTTATTATCCAAAAATATATGAAAGGAGCTTAATAAAATGGCAATTCGTTATAATATCGAAACTCATGCTGTAGCATTCCCGTCTAAGCTTTTGGCCCAGAATGGCGGAAAGCACATTTATAATATCGAGCTTACTACAGATACAGATAACGGTAATCTTGTAGCTCGTGGCGACTTTGAAGATCTTGATCTTTATAAAGAAGCTGCTGTAACAAAATTTGAAGGAAAGGTTCAGAAGCAGGCTGCTAATGGACATTGGTATGTCGAGGTAGTAGATCCGGGCGACGCTCTGTTTGTTTATATGCAGGCATTTATTGCTGAGGATTGGACAAATAAGTGGAAGAAAGAATCTAATTTCTTCAATGCAAAAGGTGACGTAGTTCGTGGATATGAGCTTGCTGTTGGTGATGTTTTTGAGGTATCCGAAGAGGGATTCGATGGAGAGATTACCAAAGGTGCAAAAGTTATTTGTGAAAATAAGAAATTAAAGATTAGTGAGTAATTAGGAAAGGAGGGAAATATACAATGAGAAAAATGTTATTTAGTGATTTAAGTACGCATGTACAGACTGTATTTGCAAATCTATGTGAAGACGGTGTAACACCGGAAGAAAATTATGAAGGATTTAAGAAACTTACATATGATCTGAATCATAATCCGAACGAGATCTATGATGAAGAAGGAAATAAAATATCAAAGAAAGATGCAGAAGATGCTGTTCGTAAATTCGTATTTGCGATTATGGGCCTGACTGAACATTCAACAAAACGTGACAGAAAACGTGCTATGGACAAACATGGCATTGAATTATTCGAAGTTATGGAAGAAGAAATTGACATTAAAGTTGAGACAGGCTTCAGAGAGTCTGAATTCTTTAATAACTATGTTGAGCAGCGAAATCTTTCTCGTGGAGATTCACAGGAATTCTGGACAAACGAAAAAGTCATTCTTTCTGTTACTAAAATCTCTGGTGATCATCATGACTTTACACTCCAGAGACTGGGTTCTGGAGAATCTTATACAGTAACAACATCTGTATATGGTATCGCTGTTGGTGCTGATATTGACTTATATCTTGCAGGAAGATATGACTGGGCTAAACTGACTGATCAGTGTGCTGCTGCTTTTGTAAGAAAAATTCAGAATGACATCTATGCTGAAATGATGAATGCAGGAAAGAAACTTCCGGCTCAGTTCCAGGGAACAGGTGCTCTTTCTACTACTACAAAGGACAAACTTGATACTCTTCTTGAGGATGTATCTCTCGCAAACGATGGTGCTCAGGTAGTAATCATGGGAACAAGAACTGGACTTCAGCAGTTCCAGAAGCTAATGGATGTTGATTGGATCACAGATGATCAGAAGCGTGACGTTGCTACAATGGGACGACTTGGTTATTATGGTCCGTACACTCTTGTAGAGCTGCCACAGAGATTCGCTCTCAATGATACTACAAAGAAACTGTTAGATCCGAAAACTCTGTTCATTATGCCGCAGGTTGAAGATAAATTCATCAAATTTGTTGATGTAGGCGAAACTGAAATTTATGAGGTAAATGAGAAAGGTGCTCGTATGGATGATACAATGAAGTACGAAGTACAGAGAGCTATGGGTGTTGGTGTACAGATCGGACGTTATTTTGGCGTTTGGACCTTAGCATAATCATAAAACATATATTTTTTAACGTTTTTTGTATACAGTATATTGTGTGTTCTTGCATATCTTTTTAGATGTGCAAGAACTTTTTGAATAAAAGGAGAATTTAATAATGGCAACAGCAACAAAAAATAGCAAAGCAACTACTTCTGCTACTGCGGTCAATTCAGTAGAAAATACTGCTGAGGTTAAGACAGAAACAAAAAAAGAAGTAAAAAAAGAAAAAAGAAAATACGAGCAGTCCGAGGGAATTCTCTGCAAGTCTATTACTTCTGGAGGACTTTATATGCCAGGACTGAAATCCAATATTTTATATACCTGGATCGACAGTGGTGATCAGATTGAAGTTGAGTATCAGGATCTTCTTGCTGCGATTCGTTCAAACAATAGTTATGTTATGAGACCATTCTTTGTTATTGAAGACGAAGAGTTCGTATCACAGTTTCCACAGCTTAAGAAGCTTTATGACAAGCTTTATTCCGTTGGAGAACTTAAAGATGTTATTACTGATTTAAGTCCGGCAGATATGAAGGCTACTATTCTGTCACTTCCACAGGGAGCGCAGGATTCTATTAAGCATATTGCATCTAAGATGGTTTCTGATGGAACTCTTGATAGCGTCAGAAAAATTAAAATTCTTGATGAAATCTTCGATACAGAAATGAGTGTAATGACAGGACTATTTGATTAATAGTTAGGAGGTATCATATGCCTTCAATTAATTACGAAGAAATATATTCTAAATTTCGTCTTAAAGCCGATGCATATGATTTACTTGATCTTCGCGAAGATGATGTAAATATGTTTATGTGCGAATGGCTTCATTCTTCTATCCAAAAACCTTATATTTATAGATTGTTTAACCAAGTTGAATTTCACGATGATATTCAAAAGCTAGAGTATTCAATGAAATATGTTGTCGAGAAATATTTTGATCAAGGATTTGTCTCAGATATTTTAGGCATCGGTATGGTTATTGAATGGATTACTCCAAAAATCGTCAATTTGAATAACATTGTGCAAGTATACGCCTCTTCTGATGAAAAATTTTACAGTCAGACGAACCATTTAAATGGGCTTAAAGATCTAAGAGCATCTTTAGTGAAAGAGCAACAAGATATAATTAAGCAGCGTGGCTATATTTGGAATTCGTATTTGGAAAGTAATAGTTAAATGAAAACTATCTATGGTCATTTTGATGACAAGCAATTTGAAAATTATAAGGTAAGGCTACATAAAGAATTATTTTGGTTACTTTTATATAAAGATCCAAAAACAAAAGATGAATTTAATAACATTGATTTCGAAAAATATTTTATTAATTTGATGAAACGGATTGATGGATTAAATACGCTTCTCTCCTATCCTGTTGAAATTATATCTATAATGTCAATTCTCCAGGCTGCTCTAAATGAAACACGAGAAGAAAATTTTAATTATCAATCTTACAGAAAATTAGTATTAGATGCACATTCGTTAGTAGATAAAATTAATGATAGGAGTTGATTTTAATGATTACTGCCGACATGTACAGATCGCATCTTAATTCATATGGCAGTAATTTAGCACAGGTTAAACAAAACCAATCTAATATGGTTGTAAATAGTGCCTTTACTGCGGATGCACAATATAAAAGAGTTTATATATTAACAAAAGATGGATGGAAATTCGAGGATGCAAAGTTTCAAAAGCACGCGAAATATTCTATTCTTAAAGACGCCGTTGATTATTACGTTCAGTTTCGCCCAAAAGTACATTACTCTGTTGGTAGTTATCTTTTTATTCCGGACGATACTGCTCACGAAATTAATATTCACGGTAAAGACTTAGAAGATCCATTGTCGCTTCCAGAAGATCAAATCACTCAATTGTGGTTTATAGTCGGTCGTGATTATGATCCATCTTTTGTCAGATATAATGTTTTGCAATGCAATTGGAAATTTAAATGGATATACAACAATAAGTTATATACATGCTGGGGCGCGAATAGATCGGCTAACAGCTACACAAGTGGTAAATGGACCGACGAATATTCATCTGCGCTTGACAATTTGACATCAGCGTGGATGCCAGACATTTATTATGCTTATGGTAATAACTTATACGGACTTGGATTAGATGACAATAGAACTGTAATGCATGAACAACGTTTCATGCTCTCAAATAATATTCTTGATCCTAAAGTATACCAGGTTACGAAAGTAACAGATCTTAATCCTTCTGGAGTAATAAAATACTCTATTAAGCAGGATGAATTGGATAATAAACGGGATAACGTAGAATTACAAATATGTGATTATTATACAGACTCTGGTGATCAAAAAACTGAGACTATACAAAATCCTCAAATGCTGATTACGAAATCTCAAATCAGATGGTTAACTCTTAATGATGATGGAGAATTAGAACCTCTCTATGACAAATCTAAGCAATATCTATATCTAGGAATGAATTCTTATTTCGAATACAAACTCCCATATCAAGATTTAAAATCCGAATGGAATTTAAGTGTATATGATCGAAAAAATGAGTTGTCTGATGAAGATAAAACTTATTATGAAGGTTTGATGAAAATAACAGTTATGGATAATGTAACTATTTCAATCAAGCCAGGAAAAGCTAATAGTCTCATTGGTAAAAGATTTATTCTTTCAGCCACAGACAACAATGGCGATAACCACTCTTCTATTGTATTGGAGGTGGAAAAATGGTCAGAGATATAAAAAATATAGATAGAAATCTCGAAGATAAAAAGAACAATGATATTATTTTAAAAAAGCATCTCTTACTTAAAATGTTTAATGAGGATCCTGATCTGAATGAAATTTTAGGTAAAAAAGATAAACGTCCTTTAAATAAATATGAGAATAAAGATCATCCAACAAATGCAGAGATCGAAGAACGCCACTTAATTGTTGAATACAATAAGAGAGTTGATAAAAAACAAATTATTCCATTCTTAAAACTAAATGGCATTAACAAAGAAGTATTAAATTTTATTATGTTTGATATTGATGATGATTCTGTATCTTATTCAAATGAAGTAATTAAGTCACAGATACTCAGTGTTATGTGCTTAGTTCATGAAGATGATATGGAAACCGAATACGGAATAATGCGTACAGATCTCTTAAGTTATATAGTTAAAGACTTATTATGTTGGACTAATGTTCTTGGATGTCATTTAAAATGTAAGGCCGATTACTGTGATATTGTTGATTCACGATATTATTGTAGAACTATAAAGTTTTTAATTGAATGTCCAAACAATCTTTATCAGGGAATGAATAATAGATATGACCGATTCAAATGACAAATTGGAAATAGATACTCTCCAATTATATTTTGGAGAACCTTTTATTATTCATGATGATATTTTTAATGACATTCAAATACTTCAGCCTACAATTGGTGACATTATAAAAGAAGGCGAAAAAAAAGTATATTCTGCTGTTAATATCTTTGTTACTAATACTACATCTTATAGAGTTCAATTATGGGACTTAGGAATCGACTGGAATAAGTTATCTGATTTTAGTTTGTTCTGTATGCTGGCCCCCACTCTATCTAAAGATTCTACAAAATTATTATTCAATGATTTAGATTTTCAAAAATTTCAAGTATTGCAAACTACAGACGATGAGCCTGTAGTTTATTTATTTAATGAAGAAAGTAATGTTCTAATCGATGAAAAAAAATACACTACTATCTCTTCTTATATTAGATCTATGTTCAATATTCATCCAAAAGTAGAGAAAGCTAAAGGCAAATCTACAAAAGAATGGATAATATTTGAAGATCGTCAAAATCAAGATCTCCATAAAAACGATTCTTATCAATCTACACTTCTTCCACTAATCTCTGCTTGTCTTAATCATCCCGGTTTTAAATACAAGAAAAATGAATTACGCGAAGTTGGAATAGTTGAATTCATGGACAGTGTTCAAAGACTTCAAATTTATGAATCTTCTACTGCTCTTATGAAAGGAATGTATTCCGGATTTCTTGATACTTCAAAAATTAATAAGGAAGAACTCAATTTTATGAGAGATATATCTTTCAAGAATTGATTTCACATAAATTTTCAAAAAATTTTTAAAGGAGGAAAAGAATATGGCTTTTACATTAGGCGATATTATTATTGATCGACTTCAGTATGGATATACAGAAGATTTTTCCGGAAACCCGCTGTATACTTTAACACAGCTTCAGGATGCTACCATTAACATCAGTGCTGAATCAACAGACGCTGTTGATAATACAGGTGCTATTGTAAAGAGATTCTGGAAGGCAAAAACAGGTGAATTTACAGCTAACAATGCTATGATCAACCTGAACATTATTGCAGCAGGTGCTGGAGAAGGTTCTGCTACTCTTGCAGAAACAACTGCTTTCAATATGCCAAAAATTATTACTGCAAAACAGACTGAAGCAGGAAATGCTACCGTAGAGCTTAAAGATGCTGTAGACGGAACTATTAAAGTAAACGTATTTAACACAAATGGTTCAATGGGCGCAGCATGTACAAAAGCAGAAGCTGTAGATGTTGCTAAGTATACTTATTCAGACACAGATCACACACTCGGTCTTCCTAAGACTGCTGGTACATATATCATTAAATATGATAGAAAGGTTTCTAAAGATGGAGTTAAGATTGTAAACGAGGCTGATAAATTCCCGTCTACAGTTAAGCTTACTCTTAAAGCTCTTGCTGTTGATCCATGTTCACCGGATGTACTTCGTGGTGTATACATCGTTATTC